GGTTGGGATGTAAAGAAAAATTGTCATAGATTGTATAGTGGATATTCAAATCAAACAGATAAGAAAGTTCTTATATCGACATGGCAGAGTTTATATAAATTACCAAAAACATATTTTGAACAATTTGGTTGTGTCTTTGGTGATGAAGCACATTTATTTAAATCTAAATCGCTTACAGAGATTATGACAAAACTTGAAGATTGTAAATATCGTATTGGTCTTACTGGTACACTAGATGGTGCTCAGACACACAAACTAGTATTAGAGGGATTGTTTGGTGCTGTCAATAAAGTTACATCTACAAGAAAACTAATGGACAAACAACAGCTATCTAATCTAGTTGTTCGTTGTTTAATTTTAAAACACACAGTAGAAAATAGTAAAATGGTTGCAAGTGGTAAATATCAAGATGAAATAGACTATCTAGTAAGTAGTAAATCGAGACAAAACTTTATTCGTAATCTGGCACTTAAATTAAAAGGCAACACTTTAGTTTTATTTCAGTTAGTAGAGAAACATGGTAAGAATTTACATGAGATAATAAAAAAGAAGGCTGATGCTGACCGAAAAGTTTTTTATATTTTTGGTGGTGTTGAAGCAGACGAAAGAGAAGCAATAAGGGGGATAGTAGAGAAAGAAAAAGATGCCATTATAGTTGCAAGTTACGGAACATTTAGTACTGGTGTTAATATTAAAAATCTACACAATATTATATTTGCAAGTCCTTCTAAGAGTAGAATAAGAAACCTACAAAGTATAGGTCGTGGTTTAAGATTAGGTGATAATAAAGTCAATGCTACCTTGTATGATATAGCAGATGATTTAACTTATAAATCTAAAGAAAACTTTACATTAAAACATTTTCAAGAAAGGATAAACATCTATACAGAGGAAGAGTTTGATTACGAGATGCATAACATCGACCTAAAAGAATAGATAAATAGTTATATGGATGAATTACAAGAAAAAGCCCCAAACGATTTAACAGACTATAGAATAGTCAGGTTAACAGACGGCAGCACATTGGTTGGAAGTATATCTATAGATAAAGAGTTTTTACGAATACAAAATCCTTTACAATTAATTACAACACCAAGAATGACTGAACACGGAGTAAAAGAAGATAATACCCTATCACCTTGGGTGCCATTTACAAACGATAAAATGTTTGTTGTTCCAAAAGATAAAGTAATGGTTATTTCAAGAGCTGCAAAAGAATTAGCAAACTATTATGAGGTAATATTGTCAAAGTTACAACATACTAAAATAAAGGCAGCTTACACTCCTCAAGAAATAGAAAAGATGATAAAGATTGCTGATGTGATAGATAGAGAATTAACTGAAAGAGAAGAACTAGAGGAAGCAGAATTAGAATATGAAGAACTTGATGATAAGACTATACACTAGGTACTCTATAGCTTAGCTTCTTATCAAGCAGCGACATAGTCGATTATACACACATTCCTAGGATTGTCAAGCAGTAACCAGGAATAAAATCAAATTAAAAAAACTTTAAGAAAGGCTTGCATTTAAACAAAAAATGTAGTATAATAAAAATCATGAAAAAAGAAGAAAAAGCAGTAAAACTAAAACCAAGAGAAAAACCTCATTATGTAAATAATGCTCAGTTTCTAGAAGCGATGATAGAATATCGAGACAACTGTGAAGAGGCTAAAAAACAAGGTAAAGAAAAACCTCCAGTTACTAATTATATTGGCGAATGCTTTTTAAAGATTGCTAATCATTTATCTTATAGACCAAATTTTATTAATTACACTTATAGAGATGATATGATTAGTGATGGTATTGAGAACTGTTTACAGTATATGTACAACTTTAATCCAGATAAAAGTAAAAATCCATTTGCATACTTTACACAAATAATTTACTATGCATTTATTAGAAGAATACAAAAAGAGAAAAAACAATCACTAATAAAAAATAAACTAATTTCTAATGTGGGTGTTGAACAGATGATGGACCAAATGATTGGTGATGAAGCTCAGTATCAAAGTCAAATGTTAGACTATCTACAAAAAAACTTAAAAGAAGACGATTTAAAATAATAATATGAAAATAGCATTATTGAATGACACCCATTTTGGTGCCAGGAATGATAGTAATATATTTGATGAATACTTTTATAAGTTTTATGACAATGTATTCTTTCCCTATCTAAAAGAAAACAATATAAAAACACTTATTCATTTAGGTGATATTGTTGACAGAAGAAAATTTATTAACTATAAGATTGCTCATAACTTTAAACACAAGTTTATGGATAGATTATGGCAAGAAAAAATTGATACACATATACTTATAGGTAATCATGATATCTATTATCGAAATACAAATAAAGTAAATGCTGTTAAATCATTATGTACAGCCCCTGATGGCGAGAACGAACCATTTATCTATGAGGATCCTAAAGTCGTAGAGTTTGATGGTTTAAATATTTTGATGATGCCTTGGATTAATCCTGAAAATGAATCCCATTGTTTAGAAATGTTGAACACAGCAAATGCTGATGTTTGCATGGGACACTTTGACCTGAATGGTTTTAGAATGATGGATGCTATGGTGCAGAAACACGGATACGATAAATCAATTGTATCACGATTTGAAAAAACTTATAGTGGCCACTTTCACCACAAGAATGATGATGGTCAAGTTTTCTACCTAGGCAGTCAATATGAGATGACATGGTCAGATTACAACAATCAAAAAGGTTTTCATGTATTTGATACTGAAACAAGAGAAGTCGAGTTTATAAAGAATCCATATACAATATTTAAAAAACTTGTATATGATGATACCGATAAAAACTATGATAAATTTGATATAACAGACTATAATCAAAAGTTTATTAAATTAGTAGTAGCAAACAAAAGAGACCATCAAATGTTTGACAGACTACTTGATAGATTATACAATGAGATTAGTGTACATGAATTAAAGATAATAGAAGATTACTCTGATTTAAGTCATACGAATGTAAGTGATGACGTAGCAGAAGGTTCAGAAGATACAATCACACTTGTTAATGATTATGTAGACCAGTTACCTGTTGACCTAGACAAAGACAAATTAAAAATTATGATTAAAGAAATGTACATTGAAGCACAAGATACAGAGGTTAAAGAATGATATTATTTAAAAAGGTAAGATATAAAAACTTTTTAAGTACAGGTCAACAGTTTATAGAAATAGATTTAGACAAATCAAATACCACATTAGTTGTAGGTGAAAATGGTGCAGGTAAATCTACCATGTTAGACGCTTTATGTTTTGGTTTGTTTCAAAGACCATTTCGTGGTATTAAGAAAGACCAATTAATTAATTCTATCAACGAAAAAGAATGTATTGTTGAAGTTGAATTTACAGTAGGTCAAAAAGACTATAAGATTATAAGAGGTATCAAACCAAATAAATTTGAGATATGGTGTAATGGTGATATGTTAAACCAAGACGCCGCTCAAAGAGATTATCAGAAACATCTAGAACAACAAATATTAAAACTAAACTTTAGGTCATTCACTCAAGTTGTGATACTAGGTAATGCTTCGTTTGTACCATTCATGCAATTAAGAGCAAGACATAGACGACAAGTAGTAGAGGAAATATTAGACATTGAAATATTTTCTAAAATGAACTTGTTACTTAGAGAAAAGCAAAAGAACCAAGACGAGTTAATTAAACAAACAGATTTTAATTTTCAGTTAATTGATAATAAGATTGATGATAAAAGAAAATATATTGATGATATTAGTAACCGTAGTAAAGATTTAGCAGATTCTAAAAAAGCAGATTTAGATAAATCTATGACCGATATATCTAACTACGAAGAAGATATAAAACGAGTTAGAACGGATATTGCTAATTTACAAAAACTAGTATTAGATGAAACAAAGATAACTGCTAAACATAATAAACTTCATAGTATGGAAGCAAAGTTAGAGAATACTTGTAATAAACATAAAAAAGATTTAAGTTTCTTTGAGACATACAATGATTGTCCTACTTGTCAACAAGCAATTGATGAAGCATTTAAATCTACAATGATTAACAAAAAAGCAGAAAAAGTACAAGAGCTAGAAATTGCACTTGGTCAGATAGATAAAGAAATTAAAACAAGTCAAATGAAACTAGATACCATTAACAAAACAATGGTATCAATCAGAGAAAAAGAGTTATTGATTAATCGTTATGAGACATCTATAGAAGAAATAAAAAAACAAACAACTAGATTAGAACAAGAGATAACAGAATTACAAGATGAAAAGGTATCTACAGCTGAACAAACTGGTGAGTTGAATCAGTTAGTCGGACAATCTTCGCAACTAGAAAAAGATAAGTTAGACCAGAAAAAAGAAATGCTTTACATAGATACTGCTAGACACCTTATGCAAGATACTGGTATCAAAACTAAAATTATAAAACAATATCTACCAATTATGAATCAATTAATTAACAAGAATTTAGCAAGTATGGATTTCTTTGTTAATTTTAGTCTAGATGAAGAATTTAACGAGACAATAAAATCTAGGCACAGAGACGAGTTTAACTATCATTCATTTAGTGAGGGTGAAAAGTTAAGAATAGATTTGGCAATACTATTCACATGGCGAGAAATTGCTAAACTTAAAAATTCTACAAATACAAATCTACTTATACTAGATGAAATATTTGATAGTTCACTAGACAGCTCAGGCACAGATGAGTTCATGCGAATACTTCACTATACTTTGAAAAAAGAAAATGTATTTGTCATATCTCACAAAGGCGACACTCTTATAGATAAGTTCCCAAGAGTAATGAAGTTTGAGAAATATAAAAACTTTACAAGGATGGCAGAATAATGGCAGAAAAACTAACACCAGAAAAAATAGAAGAGGCAGCAAGATACTATGAAGATATTACAAGTGGTAAAACTCCTGTTCTAGATAAAGACGAAACTTTCAAACAAGAACAACCTAAAATTTTAGATAGTCAGGCAAGACCAATACATAAAGATATGCACGAACATCTAAAGAAAAAGGACCCTAATGCATTTCCATTAATACCACCTAGTGACCCTAGACTATTAATGAAGATAGCACCATATACAGATGATATGCTAAAAGAGTTTAAGATGAAAGATAGAGCAGAATTATCTAAAAAAATGTATAACAGTATGGTCAAATATGGTGGCATAGGTTTATCAGCAAATCAAGTTGGTTTACCATTTCGTATGTTTGTTATGGGCGGTCACCCAGAGATAGAAGATGGCAAAGTAAGAAACTG